CTGGGTGTCGCACTCCCCCAGGCTCAAGAGTATGTTGCCGACAAGGGCATTGAGGTAAACTACCGTGCGGTCCGCGATCTCTTGCGGCAGACGACACAGCCTTTCCAAAACCCCGATAGCATCGAAGAAGTACAGGTCAATAAGGTCTTGTCGGTCCGGGCAGCGGTGAAAGGCTTTGAGCGTGAGGTTGCTGCCCAGATCAAGAGCATTACGAGGTAAACCACGATGTCCGGCTACACGTCCAGCTTCGGCCCGAGCAGCCTATACAACAGCTCCTCCTTCCGGTTCGGTGCCCTCGACGGCAGAAACAATGTCTTCCGGTACCCGTCGCAGTGGTGGGATGTTGCGCACATGGAGCTGCCCAGCAGCATCCAGAGCATGTTCAAGTGGTGCCGGTACCACGTCCTGGTCAACCCCCTGGTCAGCTCTGTGACCAAGAAGATGGCGTCCTACCCGATCACGAAGGTGCTCGTGAACGAGTCCGGCGTCGATGGGTTCGACAAGAAGAAGAGGAAGTGGGAAGACTTCTTGTTCCGGACGATCAACGTCAACCGGTTCCAGGTTGAGGCCGGCCTGGACTACTACACCTACGGGAACTGCATCGCTTCCATCGTCTATCCCTTTCACAAGTACCTGGAGTGCAGCGCCTGCAAAGAGAAGCGCCGCATCAAGCAGTTGCGCATGGGCAAAGACTGGAAGTTCCGTGACTTCGTCTACCACTACACGTGTCCGTCGTGTAAGCACACCGGCCCCGCCAAAGTAAAAGACATCTTCTACAAGTCATACAAAGACATCCGCCTGGTCCGGTGGAACCCTGCGGACATCCGCATCGACCACAACCCCATCACGCAGTCGACGGAGTACACGTACAAGATCCCATCGAAGATTCGGTCGAAAGTGATGAAGAGCGATCGAAGGTATCTGGAGGAGATGCCCGCCAAGTTCATCGACGCCATCAAGGCGAAGCGCGGCGTCATCTTGACGGAAGAAAACGTCTTCCACTTCAAGGCCCCCACGCCTTCCATTGGGGGTGGCGACGATGGCTGGGGGTACCCGCCCATCCTCCCAGCGATGAAGGACTCATTTCACCTGCAGATCATGAAGAAGGCCAACGAGGCCGTCATGCTCGAGCACTTGGTGCCGCTGGACATCATCTTCCCCGCGACCGGAGACGCGCAGGCCAACCCGTACACCTCCGTCAATCTCAGCGACTGGAAGAAGCGCATCGAGCACGAGCTGCAGCGCTGGCGGACGGATCCAAACCACAAGCCCATCCTCCCGCTTCCTGTGGGCTACCAGCGCGTGGGCGGAAACGGCCGGTCTCTCATGTTGACCAATGAGATCCGCGCCCACAGCGAACACATCGTCGTCGGGATGGGAGTGCCACAGGAGTTCGCATTCGGCGGACTCAGCTGGACGGGCTCCAGCGTCTCAATGCGCATGCTGGAGAACCAGTTCCTCAGCTACCGAGACATGCACCGGCACTTCCTCAAGCACTTCTTGGTGCCCAACGTGTCTCGCTTCATGGGGTGGTCCGAAGTTTCTATCGACATGAAGGCCTTCAAAATGGCCGACGATGTCCAGAACAAGCAGCTCCTTCTCTCCCTGAACCAGATGCGGAAGATCTCTGACAAGACCCTTCTTGCCGAGTTCGACAAGGACGCGCTCGCAGAGCTCCGGATTATCGAGCAGGAGCTCCGTCGCGGGCTCGAGCTCTCCCGACTTGACGCAAACTACAAAGCACGAATCCAAGGCGAAAGCCAGACGACGATGGCTCAGTACCAGACAGAAGCTCAAGGGATCCAGGCCAAAGGCCAGATGCGGCTCCGCGCAGAGATGCAGCAGGAGCAGGGCCAGCAGCCGGGACAAGGTCAGCAGCCGGGACAAGGCCAGCAGCAAGGCCAGCAGCAAGGCCAGCAGCAGGAGCAAGGTCAGCAGGTCAACGTCATCCAACTGGCCGACGCCTATGCCAAGCGGCTGGCACGCATGTCCCCGCAGAAGGCCGCTCCGATCATCCAGCGCATGCAGGAACAGAACCCGCAGCTCGCTCAGCTCGTCCAGCAGCGATTGTCTGCACTTCGAGCAGAAGGGCCTCAGGGGGGCGTTGACATGACGCCCTCTCCAGAGAAAGGTGCCCCTCGCCGCGGCCCCGGAACCGCTTCCGTTTAGAAAGGTAGGCACTCATGGCTCGTTTCGATACCGAGGAAGAGTTCGACGCAATTAAAGCGCAGGTCGCTGGAGCCATCGAGGGGCTGTTTCCCATCGAGTCCGGCAACTCTCGCCTCGTAGTCAGCGATGTCGTTGTGCAAGACCCCAGGGGTCCGTCGAAGCTCTCCGAGCAGAAGAAGGCTATGCTCAACGGGAAGAGTTGGGATGTCCCTGTCTATGGCAAGGTCGCCCTTGAGCGCAACGGGAAGGTTGTCGACGAGCGACGCGTGCTCCTGGGCCGGCTGCCGAAGCTGACCGAGCGGTATGGGTTTATCGTCAAGGGTAAAGAGTACCAGTCCTACACGCAGTTTCGGCAGCGCTCCGGGGTCTACCACCGGTTTGCCTCAAACAAAGACGTCGTCGCGGACTACAACCTTGGAAATCGTGACCGGTTTGGTGGTCAGCGCCTCCGGTTTGTGCTGAAGCCGAGCACGGGTGTCATCAAAGCGAACGTTGGCAACTCTCAGGTCAACGCGTACCACATGCTGAAGTCCATGGGCGCAACGGACGCCGAGTTGGAGAAAGCGCTCGGGAAGAAGCTTGCGAAGCTCAACCGAGAGGCCGGCAGCGAGAAGAAAGCACTCAAGAGTCTACGACGAGCAACCAAGAGCGAGCTCCCAGACAACGAGCTGGTCCGCGGTTTGTTGGAGACCAGCACGATCAGCCCAGAAGTTAGCCGAGCAACCCTCGGTAAAGACTATGGCACCGTCAACAAAGAGGTGTTGCTCAAGTCGCTCTCTCGAATGGCGCAGATGTCTCGGGGAGAGGATGGCGGCGACGACCGGGCAAACCTTCAGTTCATGTCCACCCACGGTGTTGAGGACTTGCTCGCGAACCGCGTCCGCGGCTCTGCTGGCCGGGTTGGCTACCAGGGGCGTCGGTCGCTGCGTGCGTCGGGTAAGCGGGCAAAGCGCACCGCGTCCTCTGCGATCTCCGGAGCCCGCGGCGAGATCCAGAAGTCGATCAATGCCTTCTTCAACTCCTCCCTGGCATCTCAAGACCCACAGACCAATCCTCTCAAGATGCTCGAGGGTCACAGAAAGACAACGATCATGGGTGATCAGGGCGGCGTAAAGTCTTCCTACGCCATCCTGGAAGACTCCAAACTGGTGAACCCGTCGCACCTGTCCTTCCTGGATCCTGTCCATACACCCGAGGGAGACAAGACCGGCGTGACCCTGTCGCTCCCGCTGGGTGTCCGAAAGGTGGGTGATCGCCTCGTCTCAGACTTTGTTGATGCCAAGACTGGACGCCGGCGCCCGCTCGATGCTCGGGGTGCGTTCAACAAACGAGTCGCGTTCACCGATCAGTACGATCTCAAAGGCAAGAAGCCCAAAGCCCGACACCGGAAAATCAAGGGGACATACAAGGGGGAGATCGTCGAACTCGACCCGAAGGACGTCGATGTCATCCTGCCGAGCCCCCGTTCGATTTTCGGGGCCGCGACAAACCTGATCCCGTTCCTGCAGAACAACCAGGGCAACCGTGCCATGACCGCGGCGAAGCAGCAAGAGCAAGCCCTGCCGCTGGTATACCGGGAGCTCCCGAAGGTCCAGGTCGCGACGGATTCGGGGCAGACGTTCGAGGAGCTGTTCGGCCAGGCGGCCTCCTCGCGGTCTCCTGTAGACGGCGTGGTCACAGACGTGACCAAAGATCGAATCACGATCCAGTCCAAGGGTGGGAAGGTCAAGGTCCAGATCTACGATGACTTCCCGCTCGAGGGTGGAACCATGATGGGCTCCGAGCCCGTGGTCACGAAAGGTGACAAGGTCCGCAAGGGGCAGCTCTTAGCTGACACCAACTACACCAAGAACGGAGCGCTGGCGCTGGGCACCAACCTGCGCACAGCGTACATGCCATTCAAGGGGTATAACTTCGAGGATGGTGTCATCATCTCGGAGAGTGCGGCGAAGAAGCTGACTTCCACACACATCACCAAGAAAGACGCGAGTCTCACCAACCGCCTGACGCTCAACAAGAGGAAGTTCATCCACCAGTTCCCGACGGCCTTCAACAAAGGCCAGCTCGGCAAGCTCGGAGACGAGGGGGTCATCAAGGTTGGGACCAAGGTTGATCCGGGTGACCCACTAATCTTGGTGATGTCCGACCCCTTTGCAGGCGGGGAGAAGAGCCGGCTGTCTGTGCTCCGAAAGGGCAAGGCTCGCTCGTACTCTGACAAGTCCGTCGCTTGGTCTGGAGAGACACCCGGCGTGGTGACTGATGTTGTCCGTACAGGTGACGCCGTGACGGTCTACGTGAAGACGGAGGAGCCGGCGCAGCAGGGAGACAAGCTCGTTGGGCGCCACGGAAACAAAGGCATCATCACGCGCATCCTCCCCGACAGCCAGATGCCATCCCAGGTTGGCCCCGACGGGGAGAAGCAGCCTCTTGACCTGCTCCTCAACCCCATGGGCGTTCCTGGAAGAATCAACCTCGGGCAGGTGCTCGAGACCGCGGCCGCGAAGATCAGCAACAAGACGGGCCAGCCGTTCAAGGTGAAGAACTTTGAGGCGGATAAAAACTATCTCGAGGATCTGAAAAAAGACCTGAAGAAGCATGGGCTGAAAGACCGCGAGGACATCATCAACCCCGACACCGGTAAGCCTTACAAGCAGCAGGTGTTGACCGGTGAGCAGTACATCTTCAAGCTGCGCCACCAGGTCCGCAAGAAGATGAAAGCCCGAGCAGGAGGGCTGGACGAGGAGTACGATGTCAGCGGCATGCCTACCAGCGGCGGTAAGACCGGTGGCGTCTCCCTGGGTGAGCTCGGGGTCTACACAATGCTTGCGCACGGCGCCCGAGAGAACCTGCATGAGATGTTCGCCTACAAGTCCGAGATGAACCCGGAGTTCTACCGCGCCTTGCGTGACGGGACACCCATCCCGACTCCGAAGATTCCTTTCGCCTTCCAGAAGTTCGAGAAGTACCTCGAAGGAATGCGCGTCAATGTGAAGAAGGACGGCAACAGCCTGGCGCTGGCGCCCTTCACAGAGAAGCAGGTGCGCCAGCTCGCGCCGAAGGCCATCCCCAACCCGACCAAGGTCTTCATCGGCAAGACGGACAAGCCTGCCCCTGGGGGGCTGTTCGATCCGGTCATCACTGGAGGGTATGCAGGGACGCGCTACTCGCGCTTCGATCTTGCAGAGGAGATGCCCAATCCGCTGTTCGAGGATGCCATCATCGGAGTGACCGGGCTCTCACGCAAGCAGTTCAATGCACTGCTTGCAGGGGACGAGGAAGTGGACGGCAAGACTGGCAGCGTTGCGATCCGTCACCTCTTGGAGAAGGTCGACGTCAAGGCCGACCTCAAGGCGCTCAAGGAGGACATCAAGACAACGAACAAGTCGAACCTCAACAAGGTCAACCGGCGGATCCGCTACCTCAAGGCGCTGCAGGCCAACGACTTGGACGCAACCGCCTACTTGATGAAGTCCGTTCCCGTCATGCCGCCCGTGTTCCGGCCACTGGTGTTCAAGCCCTCTGGTGACGTCTCCAACAACGACCTGAACTTCCTGTACCGGGACATCGCAAAGGTCAACGAGGAGTACCAGAACAGCAAAGACTCCGGCGTCCCAGAGGAGTTCCTCGGTGAGGGACGCGTTGCCCTCTACGATGGCCTCAAGGCGCTAACCGGGACGGGAGGGTCTCTGAGCCGCAAGGGCGACGTCAAAGGCATCCTTGACATCATCTCGGGCGCCACTCGGGACGTGACCGGCAAGAAGATCCAGGGTGACTCCAAGCGGGGCTTCTTCCAGGCGAAGGTGATGAAGCGGAAGCAGGACTTCTCCGCAC